CCACCGAGCGGGACGAGGCGCGCAAGTGCCTGATCCATCTGCTCGATTTCGTCGTCACGGACATCGACGGGGAGCGCGCGCGGGTGCGCGAGCTGATCGACGAGACGCTCGATGAAAGCGAGGCCGGGCGCGCGCTGCTGATCCAGCACGGCATCAAGCTGCACCACGGCGGCGAGGGCTTCCTGGTCGCCAACTCCGGCCCGGCCGTCACGGGCATCTTCGAGGGCACGCGCTGGCGCGGCGGGCGGCATTACTGGGTGCTGCGCAAGTTGGCTGGTATCAGGGCCTATGGCAGTGTCAAGTTCAGCGGAATTGTCTATCGGGCCACCTATATCCCGCTGCATTACCTCGATGAGGGCGCGCCCGCGCCGGACTTGGCCGAGATGGCCTGACAAATAATCATCAAGTTAAAAACCGCGCGCCGCGAGCATTCATGATCGCGGTGCGGCAATAGCATAAATATTCGCTGATGGCTCGCCACGCCCGCCGTATCGCGCCCCGCGCCCTCACCCGCACGCCGCTAAAAGTTGCCAGCGCGCCCCGACCCTTATTCTGCGAGTAGTGAGTTCCGGACGAGGGCTATGGCGGTAACACATGGTCATGGCAAGCGTTACCGCCAGCGTTACCATCTAAACCATTGATTTCAGAGACAAAATCGGCATCGGTAACGCGGTAACGCGGTAACGCTGCATCTCGCGCGTATACGCGTGCGCGCGTGCGCGCGGAGAACTAGAACGGGTGCGAGCGCGCGTGCATGAGCGTGTCGTTACCGCGTTACCCCGTTACCAAAGAGAGATAGATGAGTGTTTTCATGGGCTTATCCGGTAACGCAGAGCCGCAAGCAGCGTTACCGAAGCCGCGCTCGGTGTTGCTGGGGCGAGAAAAGCGCGCCAGATCAGGGGCTTGGATAAAATAGGGGGCGTTTATGGGCGCGGAACCGTGGGGCTTCGCGGATCCCGCCGCGCACGGCTGGGGCCTGCGCCAAACGTCCAGCCCGCCGCGCCGGCCTGAGCGCGCGGGCACGGTTGTCGCCAAGGGTGTCCACAGTATGGACGCCCCCTGGCGGCCGACGCCGCGGGCAAGGGCGCGCGAGAGCCGCCCTCGAAAGCGCGCCGCCGGGCAACGTGCCAGTGCGCAGCGGCTGGGTTCCCGAGCTGGCGAAGGGTGTCTGCTCAACATACACCCTTGAGGCTGGCCGACGAGCTGGCGCGCGCCGCTGATACCCGCGTCCAGGCCGAAGCCGAACAGCGCATCGAGGGCGATACGAGCGGGGCGACAGGCCTTCCGCTGGCGGGCAATGAAGGCAAGCAAAATCAAGGGGTTATCGAAGGCGAGGCCGCAAAGTCGGACGGCTAAAAGTCGGATGGGCGAACTATCGCTTTGATGCGCAACGATAATCCGCGCCTGGCTGACTGATGAAAGATCAGCCGCCGCATGCTCCTGGCGCTGTGCGCGCGTCGCGCCCGGCTTCGATCGCCGCCCCCCTCCCCCCATCAATTTGCACCGCGCCAGGCCGGGGGGTGCCCCGGAAAATCGGACGTCGTCTCTTTTCCAGGGAGGTACCTCCGCACCGTGACAGGGTTTTGCTAAATTGTTGCCAGCGTGCGAGGTGCGTTAAAATTTGAAAGTTGGCCGTGGGGTGGGGGTGCCGCCTCGCGATCTGGAGGCAAATGCAATGAGCGAGAAAGCGAGACGGAGCAAGCGTGACTGGCAGCCGTACCTTTTGCAAGAAGAGCGCGAAATGCTCCACAAAATTGAGGCTGAAAAGAAAGCGCTCGACGAGCGGCGCCGGCATTTGGCTAACGAACGCCGCCTGATCCGCGATCGGGCAGGCCAACGCTTCGTGCTCGCGCAGGAGCGCGACGCACAGCCGGAACTGTTCCAGACGACCGGCCAAAAAGTTGACAGCAGTCGCCAGCGCGAGGCCTGCGAATGAGCGCATTGCAGGGTTTTACACAGGTTTCGTCCGGCCGGGCCGGTGATGAGGCGATCAAGCTGATGGAGTGCTTATGGGCGACGTCGTGAAAGGGTTGTTCGGCCCGAGCGATGCGGAGCAAGCGCAGATGCGCCAGATCCGCGAGCAGCGGCGCAAGCAGAACAAGGTGGCCGCCGGTCAGGCGGCGCTGCGCCAGGGCGGGCGCGGCCTGCTGGCGTTCGTCGACGACGACGAGAACACCCGGCTAGGTGGCACGCGGACGCCGCGCAGGTCGGCTTTGACGTCGATGAGACAAACTCTCGGAGGCAATCGATGACGAATTTCGACGAACTTTTTCAGGTGCTGCGCGCGGTCGATGGCGCAGAAGCAGGAATGGGCGCGGGCGAAGCCGGCAATGAGGATGGCGCGGGCGAGGTCTATTGGCCGGAAAGCGCACCGGAACACCTCGCAGAGCTGAAGGGGCAGAACAACCAGGAAACGATCGCGAACCTGGCCAGCAAGCTGAGCGAACAGCCGCAGCCGCCGGAAGCGCCGGATGGCTACGAGCTGAGCTTGCCCGACGACTTCAAGGAGAAGTTCGGGGACCTAAGCGACGATCAAGTGCTGCCGATCTGGCGCGAAATCGCCCACAAACATGGTCTCAGCAATGAGCAGTTCAACGGTGCCATCGCCGAGCTCTATGCGCAGGTGAGCGAAAACGGCCTGCTCGATGAGCCGATCAATGTCGAGGAAGAGTTGCGAAGGCTCGCGCCGGGCGTGTCAGACCCGGTTCAGGCTAGGGGGCAGGCTGCCAAGCGCGTCAATGCTGCGATTGACCAGGTCCAGGGGCTGGTGAAGCGCGGCGTGCTTAATCAGGCCGAAGGCAATGTCGTGACGGCCTTGGCCGCCAGTGCCGAGGGCGTGGTGGCGCTTGAGAAGCTGCTCAAGGCGACCGGCGAGCACGGCCTGCAGGGCGGCGGCCAAGGTGGCGGCGACGGCTTGGACGAGCGCGATCGCCGGCTGCAGAGCTTGTTTCCGAGCATGAGCATTGCCGCCTCGAAGGCCGGCGGCCGACGCTAGCATTAACGCCCGCCGTGAAGGGCAACAGAGGGAACTAAACCATGGCGACGCTGGGGACCGAATTTCCGACACTGGCGGATCTGGCCAACAGAATGGACCCGGACGGCTCGATCGCGCCGATCGTCGAGATCCTGAGCGAAACGAACGAGGTTCTGGACGATATGCCGTGGCTGGAGGGCAATCTGCCGACCGGCCACCGCACCACAATCCGCTCAGGCATTCCCGAGCCGACCTGGCGAAAGATTTATGAGGGCGTTCAACCGACCCGCTCGACCACCGTTCCTGTCACCGAGAATACGGGCATGCTGGAGGCCTACTCCGAAGTTGACCGGGACCTTGCCGAGCTGAACGGTAATACGCCGAGCTTCCGGCTGAGCGAGGACGCTGCGCATATCGAGGCCATGAGCCAGGAAAAGGCCTCCACGCTGTTCTATGGCAACGAAGGCACCAAGCCGGAGGCCTTCACCGGCCTCGCGCCGCGCTTCAACGAGCGCAACCCGGCGACCGTGCCCAGCGGCGAAAACGTGCTGCATGGCGGCGGCTCCGGATCGGACAACACATCGGTGTGGCTGATCGTGTGGGTGCCTCATGGGATCCATGGGATTTATCCGAAGGGCACGCGCGCCGGTCTGAGAATTACCGACATGGGCGAAGTGACCATCGAGGACGTCGATGGCGAAGGCGGCCGGATGCAGGCCTATCGCTCGCATTACCAGTGGAAATGCGGGATCGCCGTGCGCGACTGGCGCTACATCGTGCGCATCGCCAACATCAAAGTGTCCGAGCTGAGCGGGGACGCGTCTTCGGGAGCTGACCTGGTCGACCTCATGACGCGCGCGATGCACCTGCCGCCGTCGCTGAACGCAGGACGACCGGCGTTTTATGCCAACCGCCACATCATCAGCGCGCTCGACCGGCAAATGAAAAACGCAAAGAATGTCAACCTGACGGTCGACCAGCTAGGCGGCAAGCGCGTGCTGACCTTTGGCGGCATCCCTTTGCGCCGCTGCGATGCCATCCTGAACACCGAAGCAACAGTGCCGTACACCAGCTAAGGTTGCAAGCACCGTGCTTCGCAATGGGGAGCCGCTTATCACCGAGCAGTTCGCGGTGCGGCCCCGGGCGCACCCCAGCGCGTCCGGGGCTTTTTGAAGGGGAGAGCTGAGGTGACGCGCCCTGATGATCAGGTTTGTAGAGCCTTCGGTCGCCAGCATATCACTCCGGCGGCCGGGGCGGCTGCGCGCGCGGTGTTCCTCTCCTGCGGCGGCGCGACGGGCTGGCACCGATGGACAACGCGGTCCGGAAAATTCGTGAGCCTGGTGCTCACCAGCTTCGCCAGCCAGCTCGAAGAAACGCCGGACGCGCCGGCGGAGGCGCTCTATCAGCTCGCCGTCGATCGCCATTGGCACGGCCCCGACCCTCTTATCTGGGCAGAGTTGCCGCCGGCGGTGCGCGCGGCTCATATAGCATTCCGGGCGATCTGGCTGGAGATACGCGCGCAGGTCGCCGAAGCCGAGCGCCAGGAAACGCGGCCCGCGCGGTTTTCCGATTACGACTTCGCGCGAGGGCCAGGCTCGGGAAGCGACGGGGAAGTTGTCTTGCTCACCCGCGATCCGTCAAAGCGCCGGCGCGGCGATAGTCGAAGCTTATGAATGGAGGGCGCGGCGTGACGGCCAGGAAGAAGACCAAATCCGCGCCCGGCGGGCCTGCCCTCGAACCTCGATCCGGGGGTGCCGCTGCCGTGCAGGCGATGGTCGCCGATGCCGAGCCGGCCTGCGTGGTGCCGCCGCCGAAGGCCTATCACAATCACGGCCAGTGGGAGCCGGACCAGCTCGGCCTGCCGCCGGACTGCCCCGTCATCCC